CCATTTAATTCAATTCCACCAGGAAGTTTTACACCTTGAAACTTGATTAAATTTTGTCCCCACTGTTTTTTTATCAATGCAGTGAGATATTTTTTAACAAAACTATCATTATAAACTTGAGAAAAACTTTCAGGATCAAGTGCTCTATAACATTCGAGAACAAGGTAAGTATCCTTAGTTTGCGCTTTCCAATCAATATCTAAATATAATCTATCTTGCCTCTTATTAAATCTTACCTGTTTTTCTGTCGTTAGTAAAAAATCAATATCTTCCAGATAGGATTTGGTCATTGCATATGTCAATAAATCAACTGAATTGAAATAATAAAGATCATTTAAAAACAATTGATATTTAATACTAAACATTCCTCCAGAGATTGTGCTAGTATCAAACTTAAATATTTTTTCGACTCCTATAACAGAATCTGGAACTTGAATATAGTTTGAAGTTTCATAAAAATTAAAGGTGGTTGTACCAAAACCAACAACATTTGCAGTTCCAGTTGTTGTTACAATACCTACTCCAGTTGTTCCTGTAGATCTTCCTCTGTTGATATCATCCTCAGTAATTTTATACTTGAGATACATTTTCTCAACCCCATCATAATGTCTCTCATTAAAGTATTGGAGAGTATCATCAACCAAGTCATCTACTTGTTCGTCGGCAACATTTATTTCAAGAACCGGAGCTCCAAGTTGTCTTAAACAATAATCGACAAGTTCTTTTCTAGTAGTAGGTTTTGCCATCAGTATGTGCCTCCATCAATAAGTCCAGCAGTTAATGTTCCCGAAACAAATAAATTATCAGAATATGTTGCAACACCAACAAAAGTGGATACTCCTGATACATTCAAATTACCATTAAGATCTAATAAATTTCCTATAGTTGCAATACCAGATAAATTTAAATTTCTACCAATAAAATTACCAGTTACTGACCCAACAATATCACCAATAACATTTAAACTTCCATCAACATATAAATCACTCTTAAAAGTAGATACTCCAACAAAAGTAGATATTCCAGAAACATTTACTTTAGTAAGGTTAGTATTTCCACTTACATTCAGTAAGGTTCCTACAGTTGCAATACCAGAGATATTCCAATTTCTTGCACTAGCTTCATCATAAACAAGATCACCATTTACATTAAGATCACCCGCAACATACAAATCTCCACCAGTTGTGGTAATACCTCCAGAAGAAGCAAGAGTCGTAACTCCAACAGACTTGAACGTCGATTGTGCGGTAACTCCATTGAGAATATCAACGGCAGCATTTATATCTACATTAGAAGAGAAAGTTGCAATACCTGCAACCGAAACACTTTCACCAATATGAACTTGTTTTGCTATTCCAATTCCACCATTAATAACTAATGCACCATTTGTAGGTGCGGAAGAATTGGTAGTATTTGAAAATGTTACAATGCCAGCAATACTAAGAGTTGTCGAATCGAGTTGATCCGTCATAAAAAATTTTGATTGGTCAAGGTCCCATACGAGGATCATCCCATCTCTAGTTTTTAGAGTGGAATCTACATCACTTAACGAAATTACACTTGATGGTGGTGCTGAAGCATTGGATAAAACACGAATTACATTCTGAGATCCAATTCTGTCGTTAATACTAGGCATTACCTGGTTACTCCCCCTCGTACTAGTGCTGCACCCTCTACAGCTTTATATTCTCTACCAAAATTCGTAATTTTCACATCAAATACATATCTTCCAGGTTTTAGATCAACAGATAAAGTTGAACCTAATGATACTTGAATAATACCCAAATTTGGGTCAGTAATTGATGATGCAAAAGATACTGCCGTAGTTGATCCATAATGCTTTCTCAATTTTGCTTCAAGAGAAGCATTAGTTAGTATTAATGGAGTTCCGGATCTAGTATCTTCTAACTGAAAAGACGTATCAAAATCATATCCCTGCTCAATCACAATATTTGATACATAAACAGACATTATTTTGTGGTGCTAACATACCTTTAGATATTTATATGAATTTGATTGACTAGTTATTTTTAATTAATTCTTTAAGAAGTGTTTTAATTTCCTCAATATCATTTTTCATATCATTCAATTCTTTTTTACGCAAATCTTTTTGTACAAGAGAATTTACATATTGATTATAATTGGTAGTATCGCAGTTTATAATACTACCAGTATTTTCATCTCTATACAGATTTGAATGTCCCTTTACTTTTATCATCTTAGTGCAATTACTCTAAGGTCTGCTAAACGAGGTGCTTGTGCCTGATTTGAACTATTCATTACAATTTTAATACCGTATCCAGTGAATAAATCTAAATTTTCAACTGTAAATTCATATTCTAAAAATTCTCCATCAAGACTTGCTTTAACTTTTGTGTCCGGTAATCCACTATTTTTAGATTCATCAACAACTAAAAATCCTTCAGTAGTTTCTTTCAAATTATTATATCCTGGAAATAGTTCATAAGATTGACTAATTTCACTAGAATCTGCTTTTATTGTAGTATAAAGAACTCTAAAATCAGAATCTCCTGGTCTTTCTGCAGCAATAATAACTTTTAGTCCAGAAGCTGGATTTTTAAGAGTGTTTATATTTGAATAATATACAGAAGCATGTGGATCGAATAATATTGAATTGACACGATTATCACTGGAATAATCATCAATTGGTTTGTTTAAACGAGACAGATTAAATTCTGTTCTTGCTTGATTAAGATTAAGTATTGGAGATAATGCACTATTAGGATCATTAGAATTAAATACGATTGCAGTAGTAAATGATTTTTTTCTTGGTAAAGAAGTCAAATATTCATTTTGATTTGCCTCTGATGCAACCATCCTTACAGAATTTAAAGAATTTAATTCATTTAGTTGAATTTGTTGATATCCATTATCATTAAACGAAACTTCATTTCCACTAACACTTGTTGCAGTTACAGTTCTGACTTGTCCAGTCACAGAAGTTGTTGAACCTGGTGTCAAAATACCATATATTGGATTTACTGCATCATACATTATGTTTTGGGAAGCAGTGACATTATCTCCACCAATTAATCTTTCATCATTAAATGATAACTGAGGAGTTCCTGCTGTAGTTCCATCATTCAATCTTGAACTTCCTTTATTGGATGACCTATCAATTCTTACATGATAACTGTCAATATCTATTGGAGAAGCAATAGAGGTTGTTATCCCATTAACTCTTCTTAACGAAACTCCGCCAAATTCATATTTTTCTACATCAGCATCTACAAAGTGATTAACTGCAATAGTATTATCAATTCCTCTACCATTACTACTAATATTTAATATTCCAGATCCGAAACCTTCATATTTGATAATTTCATTTCCAATTTTTACATATCCTGGATATGATCCAGAAACATTTTTTCCTTCAAAAGTTACGAAGTTTGCTGTAGAAGCAACACTGATTGTTGTCACATCATCAACATTTAGTTGAGAACTTAACACAGTTGTCGGAACATCAGATTTAATGTTATCTACTATCAATTTATTAGTAGTAGAATACATTCCATGATTAAAATGATCTACCTTAAAATAATCACCAGAGTACACTCCACCATCTGAAGAGGCATTTAAAATATTTGTTCCTGCAGCAGATACAATTGTAGAAGCATCACTATAATAACTAACTGCAGCACCAACTGCAAATTCCTTTCCACTTCCATTTCCACCAAATTCACCTTGAACATTTGAAAGATATAAAGTATTTAATCCTGTGATTCCAGTAATTGTAACTGTAGCATCTCTACCAGTTTGTTTAGATGTTGTTGAAGTTTGAATTCCTACAACATTTCCTACTTGATACCCACTTCCAAAATCGAGAGTAGAATGTCCAACACCAGTAATTACTCCATTAGAGTTAGTAGTAATAAGAAGTTTAAGATTTTCACCTTTTCCAGATATATTATAAGTACTTACAATTTGATTAGTAACACTTGCCGGATAATTTGCACCTGCATCTGTGAGACTAACACTACTAACAGAACTTCCTTGTCCAACAACAATAGCAGATCCTCCATTATTGGATCCTGCAAGTTTTCTACCCACAGTTACAATACCAATAAAACTAGAATTTTCTGTTGTAACAATACCAATTTTTCCTGTTTTAGGAAGAATAGTAATTGGACTACTATTCAATCTTCGAATATATCCATTACTTTCATCTAATGGTGGATTGTAAAAATATACGGATCCTGTTGTTTCAGTAAATTCTGCTTTGTATAATTTAAATTTAAGATCTTGATTTTGATCTGTTGTCCAAACAGAACCGTTTTGAGATTTAAATAATGCACCAAGAGCAAACTGTTGAGTATAAATTACCTGATCAACATCTGGAAGAGATTGTGTATTAACAGTTTTTTCTCCCATAACTGCAGTCCATACTTCATATTCATCACTTTGAGCAGAAAGTAGAACAATCGCGTATTCTCTTCCTGGTGCCAAGAAAATAGGTTCGGGGAACTTAACATTAGTTGCAATTTCTCCAGTATCTGATGTTTGAATGAGTTGAGTTTCAACACCATTTGCATCAACAGATCTAGGTCTAAGAGTTACTGATGAATTACCAATAACTTCTAACGTAGGAGTTCCTAGTAATGTAGATCTAACTTGAACTGTAACAGGTGCAGTACCACTATCAATAGATGCAAAGTATACGTCTACAGATGTTAAAAATACTCCATTCACATCGTCTTCAGTATCAATATCAGATTTAACTTGGATATTTCCACCAACAGTAAAGGTTTGGGCAAGAGGATCAACATACCCTACCTCAACAGTTCCTCCAATAGTTGCATTTATAGTATTATTAATTGTGGTAGTTGTGGTATTTGTTGTTACCGTAGCTTGGAAGTTGATTAAAGTTGCAACTGCAGTATAATTTGTTTCCGCAAAAGAAACGGAATTGCTTCCAGGTAATCCAGGAGTATTTGTAGAACTTGATGTAAGTCTATAAGTTTTTGTTCCTGTAGATATTCTTGTTGAAGGTCTTGGTGTTGCATTTGGATCTCTTAAGAAGAAAGATCCAATAAGATCTCCATAATTATCTGATATCAATCTAATATCCTTTACAAATGCAATTGCTTGGCTAGTTTGCCCCACCAACTGCATCCCACTTTCAAGATATCCGAAAAAGTCCCCTTGAGAATTTTGTGCAAGTGCTGCGGTATCTACATTAAGAATTTTCGATGATGAGTTATAATTGTTGGATATAGTGGGATTATTTGGATCGTATGGATTCTGATTGTAAATTGATGTTGGTGAATTAAAAGGTCCTAATTTATGATTTGGAGTACAAACTCTAAATCTTATTCTTTCTTGACCATTAACAGTTCCAATTACAGTTTCTCCAATCCTAAATGCACCGGAAGAACCATTTCCAGTAAGTCCTCTATTATTAGAAATTTCAATTAGTTTAGGGATTAAATCAACAGCACTATTACCATCCAGGAATTGATAAAATCTGGTGTTTGGTTTGAGACTAGAAGCACTGAACTCAACATTTCTAGACCTCATAAATTCTTCATCAGGTGTACCAACCACCTCATTACGAATAAATGTATCTACAGTATCAAAACTATCACTTGCAGTACTACTCCTTCTCTCAGTGCCACTGAGTCCTTGAGCAAAAGCCTGTAATGCTCCACCAGTATTTCCTCCACCTCTAAATCTTGGAGCTAACGGAAGATCGAAAGATCTATTTTGAGTAAGATCCAGATTATTGACAAGATTAACTTCTTGTGTAAATCTATTGTTTACATTTACATCCTGCAATTGAACTGTTCTAGTCCAACTATCAACCTCTGGTTGTAATTGAACTACTCCATCATAAACAACAATATTGAAAGGGTTTACATTTTCTACTTTAGTTGCAAATGGTTGTTCTAGCCAATCAACTTCGTTATATGCAAGAGTTAATGCTTGACCAGTTTTTTGAATCGCAGAATCCAATAAAATTAAACTATCATCATTCAAATCTAGTTCTTGTGGTGACAACTCATCTAAAGTTGCTACCAGTGAATTTAATGAATTTCTACTAATGTTTGGATTTAAAGTTCTAGTAGATTGATCAACCAAAGTTGTTGAAAGAAATGAATCAAATTTAGAATTATCAGAAAATGAGTCAACAAAGAAACCACTTTTAAATCTATCTCTACCTTCAGTATCTTGAATTCGCAAAGTGTTCGCATTTATTTCCAGAAGAGATAATGTTGTTACTCTTTCTAAATTTTCAACTCTATCTTCAATAATACCAATGTCTCTCATCGTGTATCTTCTATTATCAGTTAAGATAATACCCGCATTAGATGTATTATAAAGATATGCAGGATATGTAATTGTTGCAAGTTCTATGAAATCTCCTCTCTTAGTAGGTGGTTTTGGATTTTTTGAGGAAATTCCTTTTTCAATAACAAAATTGCCAAGAATATCCAAATAAACTTTGTCCATTCTTGGAAGATAAAAACTTTGACTGACTATTGCATTCTCTTTTGGTGCTAATAATCTTAATGGAGAAGTATTAAATGCCGAAGTTCTAGCATTAAAATCGAATGGTGATTTATCAGTTGTTACTGCAGGATTAAATATTGCCACTCTAGGTCTAAAGTCTAAAGTATCTGTTGCCCTAATAGACCCTCCAATATTCGGAATATCTTTAGAAAATCTTTCTGCATCATAACTATCGACGGTAAATACATCTCCAGAATCAGTCGTTGGAACTGAATAATGGTCGAAAACTATCAATAAACGACGAGATGGTTCATGAATATTTTTTCTTCTCTCAATTCTTGAATAATCATAATATTGATTTTTCTGTCCTCTGTTTAACACATATGATCCGGTTATATCATTATAGTTGCCCCTTGTTATAGAATCAATTTGAGAATTAATTTTTGTCTCCTCAAATACTACTGCTTCACCTATAGAAAATTTGTTTTCATTTAAATAAACAACTCCTAATTTATTTGCACTTCCCGACGAAGGAGATGTAGTGTTATTAGTAACAATTCTGGCTACAGTATTACTTTTAGTTCCTATAATATTTTCACCAATTAATGCATTTGCTCCAACATTTGATATAACTGGAAAATCAACTATATCTAAAGTCGGAGTAGATTCATTTAAAGATTCATAAATTGAAAGAACCTTCACCACATCAGGATAATTTAATGATATTTCTTCGTCTTGAATTCTCAGACCATAATATTGATTATATGTTAACCCATCATTTTTAGAGGTTGCGACATTATTTCCAGACTCTTTTAATTTTGACCCATTTACAGATAAAATTCTACTTCTACTATAAGTTTTAGTTTTACTCTGAATATTATTTTTTACTGCTGTTACATTAACAACAGTATCATTATTTGAAAGACTGTTGTCTAGACCTCTAATAGTTACTGTATTTCCACTAATACTGAATGCATCTGAAGTAATCTTTCCTATACCTCCTCCACTATATCCAATACCAAATCTCTCTTGATCAAAATTAACCCAAGATATATCAGTAATACCACTAACATCACTAGTATTGATAGTTATAGCATTATCAGTGCCATCAACGTCTTTTCCAGTTAACTGTTCAGTAATGAATAGTTGAGAATTGGAAAGATCAATACTAGATGTATTTCGTTCTGCTAGGGGAGCAAATAAAGTTCCGGAACCTCTTACTATTGGTGCTCCTAAAAATCCATTAACTTGAATATCTGATGTTGGAAGTGCTCCATTAAATACTCCAGCAACAGTTGATAATGCAGAAATTTCGAATGATAATGCATCTGCTGCAATACTGGATATTCTATTAAAATATTCTAATGAAGAACCAGATTGTTGATATCTGATTACAGTATCAGTTCTAATACCAACAAAAGTTCTACCTGGAGAAGTTACTGTAGAGATACCTCCCCCAGTTGCAGTAATTGTTAATTCAGATACTGCTCCTGGAAAATTAAATTTATCTAAAATTGAATCCGCTTGAAAATTACTATAACTAAAAGGTGCTGTTTGTTTTACTGACTTAATGTTTTGAGTGTTATATGTACGAACTTCAGTTATAGATCTTGAAGATTGTATTCCATTAATAGTTAAACTTTCACCTTTTGCAAAAGTTCCAGAAGTTTGTCTTAAAAATATTTGATTTGATGATCCGTCTGCTGTAGCAAATCCTGTTGATCCAGTACTATTCCCTTTAACAAAGAATGACTGTTTTATTTCATCTGAAGAAACAGATTGATTTAATGTTAATCTTGTATATGTCTGAATATCATACAATCTCAAATCCCAACTAGTTGCCGCATTAGAATATGCTGCATCAGTTAAAGTAAATGAATATACTCTTGCTTCTCCAATTTGAGTTCCTGAACATTCAAATTGTGCATAAAGAGCGATTGTTTCTCTTACCTTTGCTACTCCAGTTACATTATTAACTCTCAGTATATTTCCCATTTCAAATGGGACTGTAGTATTCTTAATATCTGCAGTATCTCTAGGTTTATCTACATCTACAATAGAAGTAGATACTTTTTCAATATCATACCCTTGGACATATGCCTTTCCGGGGGATATTTTTAATACTGCTAAACTTTCCGATGGGATATTTCCTTGATCTGTTGTTTCATTACTGAAAAAAGTTCCATCACTGCCCAATCTATCATTTAAAGATTCTTCTACATGTAAATCGAATTGATTTATAGTATAATTGCCAGATTCATCAAAAGTTCTTTCTGCAAGATAATCACGAATTCTATTATATTCAGTTTTGGTTGTAATTTTTTTAATTTTTCCATTTTTTACTCTAAGTAACTCTACAAAATCAGTATCATTTGTATCTGTTAGAGGTCTTTTGGTAAGTGTTAAAGATATTTTTAATCTATCAGCACCTGGTGACGAATAGTTTGAAAATCCTTTTGCATTATCATATAAAGATTCGTCTTCTTTTGCATTAATAAGAGATTCGTCAATTTTTAATCCAACTCTATATGATGGGGTATTTGTATAATAATCTAAAATAATTGTTTGTTTTGGAACTTTTACAAAGTAACCTCTTATAAAAAATATACCTTCTCCGACTGAAGATGCCGATGCGATAGCAGTTGAATTTGAATTAATTGCAGATGCAAAAGGTGATCCTGCACTTATAGTCGTATTTCCATAAACAATATTTTCATTTGCCGATAATAATTCTCCATCAATAAACTGCGAAAATTCAAAATCTTCATTTGATTTTAAATATTTTACATATAGAGTTATATTATCTACTTCATCACTTTCTGACGGAAGAACTACTTTCTGAACCTTTGCGGTAACTCCAGAAACCTGTCCAGATATAGTTTTTCCAACAAAATTCTCAATATATACCGATAAGTCAACTCCAAATTGAGTCGTATTTACTCTAACGGAATAGAATTGTCCATCATAACCAATGTTTCCAGGGACCACTATCGATCCTTCTTTAAACATATGACTTCCAAAATCTTCTACTTGATTTTGAAGTATAGATTGTAAGGTTGTTAATTCTCTAGTTTGAACAGGATATCCTGGTTTAAATAAAACTTTTAAAAAGTTTTTTGACGAATCAAAATCATCATAATATGGATTGATATTTAAATTTGTTTTTTGCGACATTTTTCTTTAGAATTCCAGAATAATTTTGATGTCTTCTTTTTGCCTAGAGTCTCTCGTTACTATAGAACGATTATCAATGTAAATAACATCTCCTGTATTCTTATTTATCTCTGGATTAGAGAGACCAGATGAAAAAGTTACTCCCAAATTAATTTCTTTGGATCCAACTGTAGTTGTAATCCCAGTGAAATCAGTATCAATTGATGCTACATATGAGACATTAGAAACTGTATTTGATGATGATTCAAAATTAATAACATTTGCTTTACTAGTAACATCATTCCTATCAGTTTGATTTAAAGTATTGGCAAAGTTTAGAGATCTATCTTGATAATACTTTAATACTCTAGTTTCTGCATCATATGATGCAACATATCCTCTTGCAGTGCCATTTGACGTGGTTTGTTCAATTTTATCACCAATACCAGGATTGCTAATAAAATTTGACGTTAATTTAATTGCTCCTAATGATGAATATTCATTTGCTGTGTAAAGACTTGTAGATTCGTATTTTTCTGGATTTTTTATAATTCCCACTTGAGAGAATTTTGTGTCTGTTGGGAAATCTTTTGTTGAATCATCAAATCTTGAATATGCAAGAACTTTATCTGATCCCAATTCCTCATATATGTTATAACCATGACCTCTAGATGGAGGTATAATTGGAATCAACTTTGCAGGGTTTGAAATAGTATCTGTTGTTGCATGTCCAAAATCAACAATTCCAAATGTATATCCACTGCCACCAGAAACAACTGTTGTTTTAGTAATAGTTCCAGACGTATCAACTTCTATATTTACTTTTGCTCCTGACCCATCACCTTTAATGTCATAAGTACCTGCCGTATATACACTTCCTCCTCCATCTTCAATATAAACATATTTTATTTGATTGTTGTTTATTGCAGAATCTCCAGAATCTCTTACAGATTGAATTTGGAAATCAGTTGAAGTTGACCAATCACTCGGAAGAACAATATATTCAGTAGAATCAAATTTAATAATATCACTTGGAGATATAGTAAACAAATACTTCCAAATATATCCGTCTCCACTTATTCCTGCAGCAGATGATTCTAAATCTGTAAAAGTTGGCTCATCTTGAGATGTATTTCCATTTATGTTTGATGTTCCTCCAATATCACCATGAGACCCATTAGAGATACATATGTAAACTTTAAAATCACTATTAATAACAAAATAATTACTGTCATAAAGTCTTGCACTTTGAGAAATTGGTGCTAAATTTCCAATACTATAATCGTGACGATACATTTCGTAACGAGTATTTGAAGTCCAATTAATTTTTTTTACAATTCTTCTAACATTCAAACTATTTAATTTTTTACCAAATAATGCAGTATTTCTATAATGACTTAAGTACTGTTGATTATCAATAGGACTTGGTGGACTTGATGGAGTGTTTCCCCATGCTGCAGTCCTACCAAATCCTACAGGAGTAGATGTTGTTCCGGGATTTGAAAGTCCTAAAAATACATAATAATTATTATCAGTGCTCAACACAGAATCTACAAAATTATTAGCATTAGCAATTCTAAATTGATCTGTTACTATAGCAGACATATTACACAGTTTTTTTAAATATTTATATGGATAAAATTAACTTAAAGTTTCTGGAAGTGATCCAGTAAGTCTAAGTCCCTCACCTCTTCTCTGAATTGTTGGAAACGTTGATAATCCAACATCTACAGTTTTTCCAGTAACACCAATAGAAATTGGAGTAGAGGATCTTGTAATTGATGTAAATAATCCCCAAGAAAATTCACCAACATAATCTCCACTTGTAGAAAGACCTGTTATATCGGTTCCAGAATCAATATTGCAAGTAACGATACCAACATGATCACCAAAACGGGATAATTGATGAATATAGTAAATATTATCTAAGAAGGTAGTTCCAATACCAACTACAGAAGTATTTGAACTATCCACTGACGTAACACCAGATCCAATTATAGTGTCTTTAACGAATATTGGATACCCAACCTCCAAATCATCTCCAAAATTTGCTGTTCCTGTATTGAGGAACAATTTAAGTGCTAATGAATGTCCACCAGATCCAGAAGTAGTTCCAATTCCTGTTATAATTCCAGAAAATCCTTTAATAAATTCAATATTATTTACAGTTTCAGTATTCGAATCTGGTAGAGGTGTAATTGTTTTAGGTTCTATAGTATATCCAAATCCAGGATCTGTAATCGTAGTTCCAGTAATTACCCCATTAGTTATTGTTCCTGTAGCTTGAGCAGTAGTTCCAATTCCAACGCCAATTTGAAGTGGTGATTGGAACTTAATATCTACTGTCGATCCTACATATTCATTGCCACCATCTACAATTGTAAGAGCAGAAACTGTTCCTCCTACACCAATAGATGCGGTAATATTAGCAGGTGAGGGATCCAATTTACCATCAACAATAATACCTTTCATGTTCTGATATGGTCCTTCTGCGGAAACTCCATAATTAAAATTACTTATGTCATCAACAAAAATACTAGCATCAGAAGTTGTAATATCTTTAATAATTTTTGCAGTTGGATAAATTTGAGCAATTGTAGATTTTCTTGTCTTATGAACAAACACCCCATTAATTATTCTATCAGTTTTTTGCTTCGTCCATGATATTGGTTTAAGATTAACTTCATCAATACCTTGATCTACATACAAATTTGTTTCAAATTTATCCGAAAAAGATACATCAAAAACTGTTCTTTGATCTTGAGTGATGGTTTCTAGAATAGTATCATTTTTAAATACTCTAATATCATCACCTCTTTCTAATGTTGGAATAACATCATCTACAACTAAATCATCTTCACCTCTAGTTCCTCTATAGAAGAAAACATCAATCTTATCTTCAGGTTTTGGTGCGACACTAAATGAGAATGAAGTTCCACCCTCGAATTGATAAGAAGAACCGGGATCTTGAATAATTCCATTAATAATTACAATTAAGATATTTTCAAGTTCTATTATAGAATTATCAGGTTTTTCAAAACTCAATATTGAACCATTGTAAAAAAGTGGAAATCTTATCCTAGTTCCATCTTGATAATTTTTGATAGAATCGATATAATCTAGTTCTCCAAACTGCCATGAACCGAAATTATCACTGAAAGTTTCCAATACTGTAAATTCAAACTCTGAGATCGGAGATGTTAAACCTTTGGCAGTAACAAGTCCAACTGGTTTAAATACATCACCTTTTCTAAATGAATATCCAGATCTTGAGATGAAGTAATTACTAACTTCAAAATAAGTTGATCCAATACCAGTTACAGGACTTGGATCAACATCGACACTTACTAACAATCCAATTCCTGTATCAGTTGTCGCCCCAACACCGATTCTAGAAATACCTTGAACTTCAAGATTTTCATATGTTGGTTCGGAAACAAATATTTCTGGATTTACGTAGTTGGTTCCAGCAGAACCAACATTAAATGATAAAGTTCCACCAACACCTATAGAAGCAACCGAAATTGTTGCTCCTGCACCAGCACCTCCTCCAGGACCTACATTGATTTGAACTGTATTCAATGTAGTTGATGCAATTGATACTTGTTGGTTATGAATAGGATCTCCCCCAGATTCCCCTCTTCTTAATTTGGTTTTAGAAATTGCTCTTGGATATGGATGATTTGTTGCATGACTATCCTTAGAACAAGTAAACACTAGTCCATCAGTAGCAATACCAATTGTATTTGATGTTGTTAACCCATGATTGAGAATAGTTAAAGTTAAATCTCCCGACACAGAATTATAAACAGCATTTGTTGCCGTATAAGTGTTATTTTCATCATCAGTAATTGAACTTGTTCCGGAACTTACAAATTTATAATTATATTCTATATCTACTACAGTTACTCCAATAGAAACTAAACCATTATATCCAGAACCATTATCATCAGTAATTCCAAGTCCAGCAGAGACAATTGAACCTCCAGCACCAACGACAGCAGTTACTGCCGCACCAGCAAGAGGTGCATAACCAATTCCTTCAGTAGATCCTAAAGAAACAATAATACCTCCTCTAGGAATTTGATTCTGATTTACATCAGATTCGGAAGAAAAAACGCTATTCGCATCTGATGTTTCGGTTCTAATACCACTGAATACAATGGAAGATATTCCCGTAGGTGATGTCTGCTCAATAATACTGAAGTTGTTTAATGGATTGTTCGTAGTGGTTGGTGTTTGAAATACTCCATTAATGAATAAAAGTCCATTTCCACCACTTACCCCAATACCTGCAGTGTTTGCTCCACCGACAGTGAGAGTGAACGTTCTACCAATTCCAGTAAACTCTCTAGAAATGTCATCGTAAACTGAATTTGTAGCATAATTCTTTCTTAAGAAGACTCTACCAGAAAATTTTGATGTTTCGAATACTAAATTATTATCTCTTCTTGAAACATTGGGATTACCTCTAGGTGATTTTGTAAAGAAAATACTGTCACCTACAATATTATAAGATCCTTTATAAATTCTAGATAATGTTGAATCTGTGTGGGATGCTCCAGATGATCCAACAAACCCCCTCTCAACCTCAACCAAAGTTTCTGTTCCGGAATTGGAAATAGGTCCAATATTTGTTGTCCCCAATCCAACATTAACAACTTTCATATATTCATCATCAACTCTCAATATATCAAGAGGATATATGGTTGTAATACCACTCAAAGAGAAAATAGTTGCGGATTCTGAAATACTTCCACCATTTCCAGATAAAGTTTGTGAAACTTTAGCAAAAGCAATTGGATATTGTGCAACATTATTAATAGTAATGATAGCCTTTTCATTTCTCTTTGCCATTGAAAATTCATGAGAATTTCCTTCACCAACAGATGTAAATGTAACAGCTGTTCCTGATTTAACTGTTGATATTGAGAAACTGTTATTATTATTAACGACAGCAAAAACTTGAGAAGGAAGTTGTGCAACAGCAGAACCATTTTTATACATCATTGGAGTTGATCCAACACCAACAAAAGTGGATTTTGGAGTATATATTAATTCTTCACCATTACTGAAGAAGTGATTATCAATTGAAAATACTCCTGTTGAAAGATTGAGAATATCAACATCTGAAGGATTAAATGATTTTGCAAAAATTGGAATAGTTTTTGATCTCAATACAAAATCTTCTTTATTAATTCTATCACCATTAATTGCTAAGTATGATTTAGTATTTACTGTTTCAACAGAATTTCCATATATAAGATTTGGTGCTTGATTGATAAAATCAACTGTGGTGTATAAACACTCACTATAAGAATTAATTCTTATATCTCCAGTAAAATTAGAATCTGGATAAAACTTAACTAAAATATCATCCCCAGAATATTCTCCTCCAAAAGTTCCTATTCCTAGTGGAGTGGACTCTCCACTCGTACTTCCTATTGACAGTAATGAATATTGTTGAGTGTAAATATCAGTATTATCTTGAACCATCATAACTTGATGGATTGATTTTGTAGATCCAATACTAACTTCAACTAAAGATCTTGCAGAATCAAAATTATTCTTATTCAATCTCAAGAAAGAAGTAGAAACACCAGAAGTAGTCGTAGATACTCCAGATTCATAAATTGCAGATCTTTCACTACCTTCTGGTTGATTTAGTAACTTGTATCTAAATGTTCCAATTCCAACAGAATCTGATAGATTTTTTGTTCCAAATCCAACTATACGTGTTTTAACAATTACATCTTCATCTGTATCATTAGTATAATTTAAATTAAATGATCCAGAATCTATATTGGAATCAAAATGCCCCAAAAGATTAGACGATCTTGAAAAATCTTCAGTATCAAAATAGAATTCTGAAATATTTGTATCTATCCCATCATGAGTTACATACAACTCTACAAAATTCATCTCATTAGTGACTTCTTTATAAACTTGTGCATTAACATGGAAAGATACAAATTTATCTGTTGAGACTCCAATAACATTGATTGTAGTACCTGTAAGAATTTCTTGACTACGAGAAGTTATATCAATAAATCCTATCGATGTCGTACCTACTCCAATATTTTCATTATTAAATTCTTTATCAATATACTTAATATCATATTCAGTATTGAAAGCATCTTTAGGAGTAAATCTCACATACTTATCACCAAACTCATCAATTTCTATTGAAAAATCTCCATATTGCTCTCCATCAGTTGTAGTAAATCCAGATCCTACATTAACTAAAGATTGTTTTTCTAAAAAAGCAATATTATTTTCGTTGGTATTGGTTGAATTGTTAAGAAACAATAAACTTGTTAATTGGACCTGATTTTTTCCACTTACATCAGAAACTTTAAACAGATAGTTATTGTAAATATCTTCATCATTAATTTTTAAAATGTTTATATATGGTAAAGGTTCGTCTTCAAAGTTAGAAAATTGTTCTTTAATGTCATCAATTTTTAATCCAACATTAGATATTGATTCTTGATAGTTTGTAAGTTTTTTATTTTTTAACTTTAAGAATTTAGATTTATTTGATACTAGATCTATATCTCTCACAAAATCAAAACTATTGATAGTGTCAACTCTCTTTTCACTAATATAATCTCTTATAATAGTCGTTGCATCAGAAGAACTCTCAATTCCAACTCTTCCGTCTCCATCAGAAATTATTTCTGTATCTGCGAAATTTTTAATACCAATTGAATGAACTAAACTATTGATGGGTGTTCTAATATCATTCCATTGCTGTTTACTCTTGACAGAATATGAAAGATTTTGATAATAATCATTATCTGCAAGAACTTGGTAATTTTCACTCAATTTTCCAGTTTGATTTTCCCAACCTTGATTCTTTCTATTAGAGAATTTGATTTCAAAAATTCCATCATAAGGTGTTAAAGATTCTATAGTAGCAACATTTCCTGAAGACTTGCCGACAATTATTTCATTAACAGAAAGATCATATGTTCCAAGCACTTTAAGAGATCCTGAATCATCATAATCAGTAACTTTGAGATCTGTCTCAATACCATCAGATATTAATGCCTCACCAATTTCGAATCCTGATGGAGATAATAACAATGAAAAAGTTGGATAATCTTTCTTGGCAATAATGTTTCCAAATGAATCTTGAATTGTTTTTGCAACTCCTACATTTGTTCCCAATCCTGCAATACTAATAGTAACTTGATCATCAAATAATCCAGGTGTTAATTTATTTTCATATTTTACCACTTTAAAAAATTTATATCCATAATCACTAGAATTAAATCCATCTCCAGTAGTGCTAGACTTTTGTATTCCTTCTACAAAAACTTCTTCACCCACAGAAAAAACATTCTCATCAAATCCTAAAGATGGTGTTGTAAGAATACATGTAAAAATTCCACTATTTTCTTGTGATTCAACTTTAGTAATACTAATTCCATTAGTGTTGTTAATAGCAAAAAGTTCTGCTGATTGGTCGGATATTCCTTTAGGTGGAACATCAATAATTAAATCGGTAATTGAATTACCAGTCAGTTTTGCCTCAATCACTCCATTTTTTACTTCAGTTCTTGTGCCACTGTTAATAATGACAATTGTTGGTGGCAATGTATATCCAGATCCACCAGAAGTTATAGTTACAATACCAATTGTATTTGAATCTTTTAAAATAATTTTTGGGGATATAAAAACTTTTGGATTTAAAGTTTTATCCGAAGAATATTCAAATTTTTCATTAATAGATCTAGTTTCTTTAACTAAACCAATACTATTAGATTTTAAGGAAACAGATAAATTCTTGCCATTTATTGTATTGACATTTGAAAGTGAAGGTAATTTTTTATACTGAGATCCACCAGATATAAGTTTAACATTATTTACTGGGCCAGATGCTGATATTGAAGTTGTTGTATATTCTAAATTATCGCACTCAGAAGAAGTATATGTCAATTTTTCTGGAGATTTTTGTAAAGAAATTTGGAAAGTAGTTGATCCTATACCAAAAACATTATAAGTTTTATTATATGCACTATCAATAAATAAAATTTCTGAAAAATTGTTCACATCTTTATCAGAAGAACTTATATACCCAGATTTCTCTAAAGAGTAATAAAGTTTTTTAGGTAATTCAGAACTACTATTGATAGTAATTGAAGCATTAGTAGTTATTCCTATTGTTCCAACATTAGATATGCTAAACGTTTCTGTAGAACCTGTTGATATAAACTCATTATTAAAATCTTTATCATAATAAAGTTTAAATGAATACCCCTCTAAAGAAGAATCTGTAAGATCAAATACTAAATTATTATTTGATACCGATTGTATTCTTGGATTAATTAAAGATATAGTTTGAGATGATCCTCCAGTTTCACCAATACTTACGACTACTGGTGGATTTTGATTTACATTAATATTACTATGACCTAATTTAATACTGTCTGAATTGACCCTATATACAAAATATGATCCAGTATCTAAACCAGAAGATACTGAATCAGATTCGTAATATACTTTATCTCCAGTTTCTAGACCATGATTTTCGATGGTAATTTGATTTGAAATTGTATTAATTCCTAGAGAGTTAAATCCTATAGGATTAATTTGTAAATTATTTGTAAATAAATTCCTATTTAATCTTACTGCTGTAGAAGTTCCAATACCGACAGAAAGGTTTGGATTTATATCCATGGTGATCGAATCACCTTTAATTAATCCATGATAATAAGAAGTTGATATTGAAACTGTTGATAAAATTTTCTCAACTTTTGCAAGTTTTTGTACGTTATTAGTATCGAAATAATAATCGTCAACATTATCACCTCCTGCTACAAAGAAAACTTCGTCAGAAGTCAAAGTAGTTTTTATACCAATAGTGCTTGGAGATTTATTAACTGCATAAACTGTTGTTGGCAAATCAAATTGTGTTCCTGTAGGAGATGTTGAAATTGAAATAACAGAATTGCCATTTTGATTAAATGTAATCCTTTGATTAGTTTCGAAAGGATGATTTTTAATACTAATTCTTTGTGTGGGAATGGATCCCGTAATTATCTCTTCTCCAAAAGAATATGATACCTTACGTCCAGTTCCTGCTGTTGTTCCGAAACCAACCGATTCTTGTGGATTAAAGTAAACTTTATTGTTCACTTTAGACTCAAAATAATCTACCTTTTTATCAATTATAAATGTTTTTGGTTTAAATGATACTGCAACCCCTATAGTATGTCCAGTTCCAGGAAGACCTCTATTTACTCTAAAAACATTTTTATCTGGATATACATTTAAAATTTCTAAAGTTTCAGTTCCAATTCCAATACTACTGCCAACAGAAACTCCTGGTGGAACCTGTGTTACATATATTTCTGTTGTAGCCGCTCCAGATGATGCAATTTCTGTTGTTAATCCCACATTTGGAATAGGTGGGACATTAATTTTATAAAATCCATTTAATATGGAAAGATTTGAAGTGCTAAATCCAGATATTGAGATGTAATCATTGTCTAATAGTGTATGGAAAGGAGAAATTGTTATGTTTACTTTATCATCTCCTCTCCAAGTAAATACTGCATCATTATAAACTTCATATGAAGTATCAATTCTATCAATGCCCCTTCCTTTTAAAGATAAAACCTTAGCATAAATTCCTCCACCATTAGTATCATCATTATCAAAATTCAACAAATCATTTACTTTATAATTATCTCCACTATTGATAACAGAAATACCAGAAATTGATCCTTCACTAATGTGATCAACACTTACTTGCTGCTGTTTAATTGCATCATTTTCAATAAGAAAATCATTACTAGCATTCAATTCTATAATTTTATACCCTAAAGTATTTCTGGAAAGAGATGAATTATTAAAATCAAATTCTTGATTTAAACTTTGATTTTCATCAATCGTATTTGATCTAAAAGAATTTCCAATAAAGTACGGGAATTGTGGTTCTCCTGTAATAGAATCTATAGATGCATAATATGCATATACTCCATTTGGAAAATCTTCTGTCCTTACAAATGCTCCATTATTTTTATCGAGAGTTCCATTTTCACTATTAAAACTATAATCTTCAACAAAAAATCCTAAAGGAAAATCTGACGTTGATGGTCTATTGTAAACATTGGATGCATTTTTTGCATAACCAGATGTCATAGTCTTAATACCAGAACTTATATTCTCTGGATCTACAATCGAATATGGTCCGTAAATAGGATTTCCATCATATGCCCATCCAATAATATTAGACAAAGTTGAATCGGTATCATTAAATGAAGATTGTAAATCTTTAAAATATCCAGATACTGAATATGATAATTCATCATTTTCATCTTTTAATATTTCATTTTGTAGTGTATTAAATTTTTCGACTTGGTTGCAAGTAAGTTCTCTTATAGATGCATCTAAAATTTCACCATCCCCACTAGGAACAACTTTAATTGTGCTTGAAGTAGAGTACCCTATTCCTGCATTAATAATATTTGCTCCAGTTATTCTTTCATTAGTAACTATAGCTCTTAACTTAGCACCACTCCCCGCATTAGTTGGATCTGAAACTATCAAATCTGGAATCGAAAAATATTCATACCCACCAAATTGCATATTTATTTCATTAATAGATCCATTAACTATAACGGGAGATATTTGAGCATCTCTACCATTTTTAACTGTGAAAGAAGGTTTCTTTTCAAAATTAAAAATATTTGAACCATATTCAGTTCCTGGTTCATAAACATAAATTTCTTCAATAGATCCTTTAACAATTGGTGTTGCAGTTATGGATTGAATTTGTGTTAATGTTGAAATACCAACTGTTGTAAACTCAATATTTGCTTTTATATCCGGATATTTAAATTGTTGAAAACCAGTTCCAACAGAAGAGAATTTTACAAAATTATTTTGATCGTAATTTGTAGTATTTGTTCCTCCAATACCAGCATCACATACTCTGAAAGATTTTTCATCACTTCTTAAAATAAAATATTGATTAGTTGTAGTTAATCCAGAAATAGTTTGTGGTTGTGTAGTTCCTAATCCAACAACAGTAGAATATTCTACAATTTCTCCACTCAAAAATCCATGATTATCAAAGTTTATAGAATTTTGCGAAGTGGAAATTCCTGTTGGTTTGACTAAGAGTTTTCTATTTGTAAATGATCCACCTTCTATAATTTTTACTTCTGAAATAGTATTTGTTGATAATTCTGTTAAAAATTTATGCACTCCACTTATTGAAGTGGTTGCAAAAGAAATTTGATTAGTTTCATTTGAATAATCATCAAAGGTATTAAATAACTTTATTGTTGTATTATTATCAACTTTTGCAAAATAATTTGCATTGTCAGATAATGTGGATGATCCTACCCCAATTACAACACTTTGATTGCCATTATTTCTATAGGTAATTTTTTGGCCATTAGAAATATTATGGTCACTCAAAAATGTTAATTGATTTGTGGATGTACTTATACCACCACCCTGTGCAGTCGTTCTTGCGTCAAATAATATTTCTCTTTTTCTTTTAATTAATACTGGTTCGAAGGATCCTCCAGATCCGTTTCCACCAGTAACATTAATTGACAATACCTCTTTAATATCAAAATCTTGCTTATCTACAAGAATATCTGTTACTTTACCAGTTATAACTGGTAAAACTAAAGATGTCGTTCCAGCACTAGTAGATACTCCTATGTATGGATTATTAATAACATCAAAATTAGATCCACCATTCAAAACTTTAACATTTTTGATTGGACCATAATAAACTTTATCAAAAGTTTTATAATTAGAAATTTCTACACCATTAATCAACATTCCGATTGATCCTGGTACTGTTTCTTCTCCAATACCATCTTTAATATTAGGATTTAAAGAAAATTTCTTTAAAATTTTCTGAGGATTTATTATTCTTGATTTTTGAGAAAATAAAGTAAATGTGTGAGTTTCTAATACTGAAGTAGTTGATTTAAATTGAACAGCATTTGCATCAGAAATTAAAAAGGAGGGGGAACTAAAAAGTTTTATTTTTTTGCCACCACTATTAGGTACAATCTTAACATAATAAGAACCATATTCTAATCCCTTTAAAAGTTCTCCAGATGAAGTATATTGAACTTTCTCTCCACTTATAAAAGGGACAGGAGTATCAAAGAAAATAGTGGAATATAAACCAGTGTTAACATCTAAATCAACAATACTTCCAGAAGAAGAAGAGATTGATGCCGATTTAATTTTTTCTTTTATTTGATATGCATATGAATTTGTAAGTTCATTTCCCCAGGATGGAAGTGAATTTGATGCTATGTATGCAAAATTATTATCATCAACATACATGTTCTGAACATCAGAAATAATACTATTATTTTGATATTTAAAATCAACAAAGGCACTATTTGCCTTATTGATTTTTCTTCTCAATTTTATAGATTGTCCTTCATTTGGAGAAAAAGAACTTAAATTTCCTATAAAAACTGAATTGGATGTAATATCAGCATTCACAAAGGGTAGATCTGAAGTATCTGTGGGGTATATTACATTATTTGTTTGTTCATCTATAAATTCTACTCGATCACCTCTTTTCAATTGAGATCTATCGACAGAAGTTTTTAATATAACACCAGTTGGATTTGATCCTCCAATAAAACTATCAATTTCTATTGAAGAACTAGTATTGTAAATCCAAGAATTTGCAAAAATTTCTGTATATGTTTTATTTTGTTCTGGATTTTCAATTAAAGTTCCAATACTCTTAACTCCTAAGATTTGCCCTTCATTAACAGAAATTGAATTTGATTTTTGAACAAAATTTGAAAGGACTCCCGTTAACCTGAGAACAACTTGTTTTGTTACATCCCCATCTTCATAGGAAAAATATGTATCATCTGAAAAAATATTATCTGTGGCAGTAATGGTATCAACAACTCCAGAACATCCTAAAAACTGATTAATACTCTTATCAACATATGCAATAGTATTATTTCCGGAATATACTGTTCCAGCCTGTCCAAATCCAATTGTAGAATCTACAGATATTATAGAAGCACCAATACTGACATTCTCCAAAACTTTTGAGTTGGGAGTAATTATAAAATTACCTTGAACATTACTATTATCACCATACCCAACAAATAACCCTACTTTGTAATATACCTTTTGATCTCTTGTAAATATTTCAACTGAAGATATAGAGGCATTAGTTGTAGGATCTGTTGATTTTGTTAATGTTTGTCCAATTATTTTTGCAGGGTCACCACTAATAGCTTCGGCAATACATATTTCTTTTCTAATAAACCTTGCATCTGATGGTTTTATTAGATATTCCTCAAGATTAATTATTCTTGGAGTTTCTCCAAATAACACATTAAATAATATTCTAAAAGAATCATCAGTACCTTTAGATTCGTAAAATGATCTAGATTCTTTTATAAAGTTTCCAGCATCTAATTCAGGATTAAAAACTCTATTCTCAAATCCAGGGGTATATGTAGATTTTAATTTTTTGTAAAATTCTTTTAAAAATAAAGAACTTAAATTCTGCACTGAGGAATTTGAAGTATGAGAATCAGCAGTTGTATCCGAAAATACTAATTCTTCTGCATTTAGATCATGATGATAACTAGTAATTCCACTAAAACCACGAATACATCCAGTAAAAGTGTTTGTAGTAACTCCAGTGTATGTTATAATTTCATTATCAATCTTTAACAATCCATATTGTTCAGGAAATCCTTTTGTATTAGGAACACTAATTGTGTTATCATCAGATCCGATATCGGAGGATAAAGTTGTAAATCCTACAACTACTTCTGGAGTTAAATTATCTACTTTTAAATACTGATCAAGGTTTTCTGCAATATCAACAGGACCACCTTGATACTCTTGAGAAATATAATATTGTTTTAAAAACTCTAATGCCTTTGGACTTTCATCCAAAACATATTCCGGTAATTGATTAGAAATTATGTCCTGAATCTTGACTCTAGATTCAATTCCAGTTTGTATCATATTACTCTCTGATTAAACTTCCGTTTGAATAGCTTGATGTGTAAAAATCTCTGTTAAAGACTGTACCTGATATTTCATCTCCAGATGAAATAACATCCTTAATCATATTTATTTTACTTTTTCCAATGTCAAAATTGATATAAAGTTCTTTCAATCCAACAACATCATTTGATTCTGGAAATGCTTGCATCTCTATAATATTATTTGGTCTAACAGTTGATGTGATATTTACTGTCCCTAGATTAATTTCACCTCTAATATAATCAACTGTTCCTACAGACTTTGCAACAACTCTTATAGTTCCATCTGATAAATTCTTGACAATTGAAAGAATACCAGTTTTTTTATCGGCATTTGGTATATCAGTCAAATAAACAATATCACTCTCTCCAGATATTCTAAATCCAGTAGATTTGATATTTCTTCCATCTTCAGAAACATGAAACTGATTTCCAAAACACAATTCATACTGTGCAAATTGATTAAGCAGTGCAAATAAATTTCTTCTTATCGTAACTCTAGTAATATTTGATGTTATGGAAGTATCTGTGCCGTCAATAGTTCGTAATACTTGACTATACCTAATCCTCCCTCCAAATTTATTCAAGTTAGCTGATTCGGAATAATTTGTAAGTGAATTGACTATTTTAGATTTTAAATCTTCAGATGTTGATACCATCGAATCATTATAATAAACAAATGAGTTAATCTCAACATATAAAATTTTAAGATCTACAATTTTTTGATTAATTCCCGATATTGAATATTGCTTAAGTTGTGATAAAATCCTAGATTTATTAAACTCAGATACTAAAAATCCATTTTTAGGTTTAATTGAAATTTGAACTGTCCCAAACTCCGGAGGATCTAATTCTTCACCACCAACAACAGATACAGATTCAGTATCTGGATATATTGTTTTTATAATCGACTCATAATCTCTTCCAGTAACTGCTCTATTCTGTGCAGAATATATTCTTGGAGCAAAATATTTAACAGAATCTATAGATTCAATCTCTCCACCATTCGCAGATGATTGGTTTGTAGTTACAGTAAATGGTTCTGGAGAAATTGTATTGTCATCACTATCAACTACATTTCCAGAGAATGAAAATCTATTCGCACCATTACCTTCCTTTCCACTAGTAATAAGATAATTTACAGTGATTATTTCTCCTGTCTCCAGTTTTCTTCCAATTAAACCATCACCAAATAAAAGTTCGTACTTTTCATCTTGAACTTCTTGTATTAAATAAACAAAAGAAGTTCCTGTAACATTAGTGATATTATTAATTAATTTATATTCTATCCCTAATCCGGATTCCCCTTCTTTCTTTACATATACTTTTATCGTTGAAGTATCAATAAATGAATTATTAAGAATAAAGTTTTGATTTAAGGATGAATCAACTAAAAATTGTTTAGTAAGAAAAGTTCCTTCATAAACATCAATATTTGAAAACGTTGCAAATCTTCCAGTAGTAGGAACACCACCAACATCAAAATTTACAACACCAGCTGGTCTCTGTATGTCTTCTAATATTGAAAATGTATATGAAGTATCGTTTGAATTTCCAACACAAACTAATCCTTTTTTTAATGTTAAAGTTGGTGATGTGGATCCAGTAACATTTGCTGTAAAGGTTATAGATGCCTTTGCAGCACTTCTTGACTTAGGAACATACCCAATATTCCTTGCAAGGGAAACAACGTTCTCACGGAGTGTTGCAGAGTCCAAGAAGGACTCATTCACAACCATGTTTGAGTTGAATGCTGTTATATAAGTATTATATGCTAAAGTATCGATCAATACTGAAAGATTAGAACCCTCAAAGTCAAATCCTGTGAAATCTGAATTTGCACGTAAATAATCTTTGATAGATTCTTTTATTTGATCGAAATCTAAATTGGCGAATTTTGTAAAAGGCATATTACCTTGTTGCCTCTAAAAGGAATGAATATTCTTGTGTTGGAAACTCTTGACCAATAATATCAAATACTACAGTAATATCAAATGCATTACGGTCTGGTCTTGGTAGAACCTCGACTTGTAAATTATTAACCCTTGGTTCAAAATTATTAATGGATATCATAATTTGATCACTGATTACAGAGGCAGTACCGAAATCAACAAACTCAAATAAACTTCCTCTTACATCAGATCCGAATATTGAATTAAAGAATTTTTCGGTAGGTATTGTCTGAACAATATTTCTCACAGATCTACGAATTGCTATCTCGTTTTTGAGAATGGGTAAGTCTTTTGTCACAGGATGGGGCTCAAAAGACAAACTAATGTCCTTAAATGCCCGTGATATCCTCTGAATTGCCATTGTTAAAGAGTTTTCTTAATTATATTTATACTCTATTCCTGAAGATTCTTCTGTCCTTCCTTTAAATCGTCGTGCATAATCTCTTGGAGCACTCTTTCTTCTGGATCATTCGTTTTTTTAGGTAATGACCAGTAATCTGT